AGCCATTACAGTATCGTGTTTGGAGAAAATAATGAAACTAGATTTACTTACCATTTTACTACCGAAGTCATTAGATATGGGCAGTATTGGGAGTGGCAAGTCGCATGACTCGATAACACCCCAAGAAGTATCTACCATACTATCCTATGCTAATCTTGTTAAAGCCGAGCTTAATATTTTAATGGGGAAGTATTTAGAAGATGAATCAGCAACACATGATTTGATTAAATATGTTGAGTCTTGTATCGAAATGGAAGATAAAAAACTTGTCAAAAAGATAGCACACACAGCAGTAATAGAATTATTTACCGATACTACTTGTTTCTTTTGTAATGGAACAGGACAGTTGGTGTTCCAGGATAGTGTAGATAAGTGTTTACATTGTCATAATGGGATATTCGTGTGGTCAGACTTTTCAAGGTCGGCTATTATGGGATTAAAAAAAGGAGTGTATATGAAAATTAAAAAAGATTATAAAGAACTAATAAAACATCTAATAGATATAGAGCAATCTGCATTAGAAAAACTGGGGGATTCATGAGTAGAATAAATAAAACCAAAAGAGAATTTTTAAGAGAGAATGAAATTACAGGTATGTTTACTAGAGATCAGATAAAACTTTTAGAAAGACATGACACAGGAGATGATCCTTATAGTAGTGGGCAATATCCTTGGTGTTGCTCTAATCTTTTAAAACTATTTCTTGTAGAAAAAGGAGATGATTACATAAAAAAACAAGAGATACTTGTAAAAGAAAAAAGAAAAGAATACACCCAAAGGGCTTTTGAGAAGATTGTTAAAGAATTAAACACTATCTCTAATAAGTCTGACTTAGATAACTGGGGTAAAACCTTTGCTCAAGATTACTCCAGAGATATTCCAGAGTTCGTTAAAGAACTTAGAGTAGAGTTTACTAGAAGAAAAAAAGAGTTAGGTGATACATGATTCCATTTCCTAATAAAAAATATAACATTATATATGCTGATCCACCATGGTCTTATAAAGACAAAATGACTATGCAAGGTGTTCATGGTCTTATCAGAGGTGCTGAAAGTTTTTATTCAACCATGAGTGTAACAGACATAAAAAAAATGCCTATACAAAATATAACAAACGATAATTGTTATTTGTTTTTATGGGTAACAATGCCTTTATTACAAGATGGATTAGATGTAATTGATAGCTGGGGTTTTAAATACAAAACTTGTGGTTTTACATGGATTAAAAAAACTAAAAATAATAAAACACATTGTGGCATGGGTCATTACACTAGAGGTAATGCTGAATTATGTTTGATTGGTGTTAAGGGTAAGTTAAAAAGGTTAGATAATTCTGTACGCCAAGTTGTAGAATCACAAATACAAAGACATTCACAAAAACCACATGAGATTAGAAACAAGATTGTTCAATTATATGGCGATCTGCCAAGAATAGAACTCTTTGCTAGACAAAAAGTAGAGGGGTGGGATAGTTGGGGTAATGAAGTCGAGGAAGAAAAACAAATGAGTTTAATAAAATAGGTGATAGATGAATAAACAATTATTAAAAAACCCTTACCATGATAAAAAACACAAGTGGTACAGTAAAAGAAGGCACGATGATTATATTTTGTTTTTAAAAAATTGGAATGAATTAAGTTCGGAAGACAAAGACAAACTTACTTTAAAAGAATTAGCTGAATATAAATTTTTATCAACCAGTGCTATCAACTCTCTAAGAGCAGAGGGAATCTCTAATTTTGGAGAAATGAAGAAAATATTTTTTAATAATGACAATAGTTTTTTTGTTAAAAATTTTCAAAATTTAGGTAAGACAGGAGTATTACAGTTAAACATATTTATGTATGAATTTTTCTACGATGAATATAAAAAAAGCAATAAAGAAATAAGATTAAAGACAAAAAGAACTACAAAAGATATTATTTATATAGGTGATGCATAATGGATATAAAAGCAAAAGGTCTTTTATTTGCTACTCCCCCTGATTATTTAGGTGTAGGAAGCCTAGATGAACTGGTTAAAAGTAGAAGAAAAAAAGAAAGACAAGAAAGAAAAGCGTTAAAAATGCTAGAACAAGAAGAGTTAGAAAAAAGTGGAGAAAGATTTTTAAACGCAAAGTTTAATATTAAAAAATTAAAAGAAGAGACTATAAACAATTTAAATAAAGAAAAAATAATTGAAAGTGGTTTGTCAGATATTATACAGAAAGGCATACCTTATCCTGGTGTAAGATTTGCAGATTCTAACAAAGCACAGCAAAGGGTTTATAAATCACTATCACAAAGCGAAAAGAAAATGCACCATAATTATCTAAGAGCATTAAGCATTATGGTTTTGGGTGATTCTTTTTTGGTTGAAAGTTGGAAGAGTATGTTTTTGCTTGATTATATTGCTAGACAAGGAAAGATAAAATTTAAATTTATATTTTTAGGTGAATCTAAATATAGGGTTTGGAAGCTAAAAGATAACGAAGAAAGTTCAAAATGGCTTTCTTCAAAATACGAAACCAAAGAAGTAAATGGCAATATAATTAATAAAACCAAAACTAAACTCAAGAAAGAAGTAGATGGTAATAAATAGGTGATACATGAAAAAGAATTACTATTGCTATAGAGCCACAGTAACTTTTAGTGGTTGTACTCAAGCAACAGATGAAAAAGATGCAATAAAGAAAGTAGTAGCTGAGTCCAAGAGATTACCTGAAACAGTTTCGTTTAAAGAGTCTGAAGTTAAAGTTAGAAAATTACAGAAAAAACCTCAAAAAGGATTATATCATGACACAAAATATGATTGGTGATAATGAGTTATTAAAAATAGATGGGTTTGATGATGCCATAATAGGCGTTGAAGAATCTACCGGACAAAAATTAATTTATGATATTGATAAGATTGCTGAAATATTAACAACAAGAGATCAAATGTCATATGAAGATGCCTACGAATATATTTCGTTTAATATCACTTCTGCTTATGTGGGTGAAAAAACTCCAATATTAGTAAAAACAGGCAAATTAGAAGATTTTATTTAAAATCGGCTTCCATATATACCCCAAAAATCCATTTTTATGGGTGTCCATAGGCAACCAGTCATGCCTAATTTACAACACGCTTTTCGCTATCAATTTGCTCGTTAGAATCGACTACTTCTGATTCTTCTTTCATTTCTGCATATCCTTTCATCTTTGGAGCAAAATTAGGGATAGTTTGCATCAAAGTGTTTAATTCAGCTATCAACTCATCATCAGATTTCTGATTAGTGTTATCTACATTTAGATTAATAGTTTGTTGCGAGAAGTTTCCAAGTTCCAAAATTAACTTAGCTGTATTTAATCTGACAGCATCTTGTTCTGATCTTAATAGATCCTGTAATACTGATATAGCCATGCCTGAAGTTGAGGTTATTCTCTCCTCATTCTTTTCTCTTATCTCTTTTGTATATTTCTTTTTAAGATAAGCTCCTTGCTGTCTTGGGCTTTTATCTTTAGACCACCCAGCTTTAATGGCAGACTGAGTTGCATTACCAGCAGTATCTCCCTCACAAAAAGCATCTATAAAGGCTTGTTCTTTTTCTTTATCTATTTTCTTAGGCATTTCTTTTTCTCCAACCAAAATTGAATTGTGCCTGTTATATCAAAATCAGGCGTGTATGGGATTACTAAATCATCACGATGTTTAATCCACGATTTATCTAAAACTAATGAACCATCAATATCAGTTCCCTCATTATCTCCTGTCATATGAGATACGATTGTAATTGTTTCATCATTTTCTTCTACAACAAATCCTACAGAAACACATTCAGCTAATTCTGTTTCTAGTTCATTGATATCTGTCCACCCTTGAGTAGGCGTTACAGCATCTTTCCAATGTAATAGAACAAGTTTAGTTTTCATTTTAGTTTCCTTAGAAAGGTTAAGTATTCTGCTCCTTCCTCAACTTCCCAAAATATCTTAATAAAGTCAGGGTGTGTGTCAGGTAATCTTGTATTAAATACTGCTACTGCACAGGGCGACATCATTTTATTGGGTAGGTTTAACATCTTAGCAAAGTTGTCA